ATGGACTGTAAATTGACTAATGGAAAATCTACAGGGTTAGCAGAAGTATTACAAACTTTAAAAGTAATTGCAGTAGATACAAATAACGACTGGGCAAAGAAATTAAATATAAATTCTTCAGCTGCTATAACTTGTGTGAAACCGTCAGGTACAGTATCACAGTTGACAGATACAGCATCGGGTATTCATGCACGGCACAACCCACATTATATTAGGACTGTTCGTGCAGATAAGAAAGACCCACTTGCAAAGATGATGCATGAAGCAGGTTTTCCTGTAGAAGATGATGTTACCAAGCCAGATCATACATGGGTGTTCAGTTTTCCTGTAAAGGGTCCAAAGAATGGTATATATAGGAGAGATATGTCTGCAATTGAACATCTTAAATTATGGAAAATTTATCAAGACAATTGGTGTGAACATAAACCTTCTATTACTGTAACAGTTAAAGAAGATGAATGGATGGAAGTGGGAGCATGGGTTTATAATAATTTTGAGTATATGAGTGGAGTATCTTTTTTACCATATGCAGACCATAGTTATAGACAGGCTCCTTATCAAGATTGTACAAGTGCAGAATATTTAGAATTAATAAAGAAGATGCCAAAGAATGTAAAATGGACAAAATTATCAGAATATGAATCTGTAGATATGACAGCTGGTAGTCAAGAATTAGCTTGTAGTGCAGATGGTGGATGTGAAGTTGTTGATTTGACATCGGTGGCTTAACATGGAAGATACAAGGCGCTATTTTGAATGTGAACAGTGTGGGGCAGAATATAATTTACAAACAGATATGGAAGATATAGAGCCTGAATTTTGTCCATTTTGTAGTGAAACTATAGAAGAAATTGATTGGGAATATAATGAAAACGAGCTCGGCGAAAGCGAAGGGTAGACGATTACAACAGAACTTTATGGAGCTTCTTATAGAGAAGCTTGACATTGATCCAGAAGATATAGAATCTAGATCAATGGGAGCAGGTGGTGAAGATTTGATTATGTCAAGGGCTGCTCGTCATAAGTTTCCTTATTCTGTAGAGTGTAAGAACCAAGAAAGGTTGAATATTTGGCAAGCTTGGGATCAGGCTAATGGCAACAAAGGTATATATGAACCGTTAGTAGTAATAAAGAAGAATGGTATAAGACCATTAGTAGTATTAGATGCAGAGAATTTTTTAGATATGATAAAAGGATATAATAATGAAAAGTGAAATGGTAGATGGTGGACCCATGCCACCAATGATGCAGATGCCAGCTGATTTGTATTCAGCAGGTATATTTTTATTTGTTGGTGGAGTAGATTCTGATAGTTGTAAAGAGGCAATAGAGTTTGTACTAAAGCAAAATACAGAAAAAAGAAAGAAGAAAAAATTACAGTTTATGATCTGCTCTCCGGGAGGTGAAATGCCTCCTTGTTTTGCATTGATTGATGTGATGAAAGGATCTAAAATTCCTATTCATACAATTGGATTAGGTTTGATTGCATCATGTGGATTACTTTTGTTTATTTCAGGTGAGAAAGGTAAAAGAATACTTACACCAAATACTTCCATTTTGTCTCATCAGTTTAGTTGGGGATCACATGGTAAAGAGCATGAACTGTTTGCACAGGTAAAAGAGTTTGAGTTGTCTACTAAAAGAATGTTAGATCATTATAAAAAATGTACTGGGCTAACTGAAAAGGAAATTAGAAAACATTTGTTGCCACCAGAAGATGTTTGGTTATCTGCACAGGAGGCAAAAAAATTAGGCATTTGTGATGCTGTTAAGACTGTGTATTAACATAAATATTATATATGAAAACTCTCTTACTCAAATGGTGGCTGTTCTTATGCACCCAAGCCGCTATTGCGGGCATAGCATCTTATCTTGGATTTTTTCAAAGTTTAGTAGAAAAAGATCCTACACGATTAAGCTTTTTAATTTTAGCTATTTTACTCCTATCATCTTTATGGATAGGCAAGATAGTTTATAGCACTAAAGGAAAATCAAAAAAACATATTCTAGGAGTTTTATCTCCTGTATGGTTTGTTGCTGAAACTTGTCTAGTATTAGGACTTATTGGTACAGTTTCAGGATTTATTATTATGTTAGGTACTGCGTTTGTTGATATTGATGTGAGTAATATTGAATCAATGCAGAAGGCATTAACACAAATGTCTATAGGTATGTCTGCTGCTCTTTATACTACATTGATGGGTTTGATAAGTTCATTATCTATTAAAATTCAATTAGTAAATATTGAGAGAACAGTAGAACAACTATGAGTGATAGACGAACACCTGGACCTAAACGGTACGCATCTTCTACAGCATTTACAGACTTATTGTTTAATATTGTTGTAGGTGTTACGTTTTTGTTTATGCTAGCATTTTTACTTATCAACCCAGTAACAAAGAAAAACAATGTAGAATCTAAAGCAGATTATCTAATAATATTGTCTTGGGATAAAAATTCAGAACATGATATTGATTTATGGATGAGAGATCCATTGAATAAAATTATGTCGTTTAAATCTAAAGATGTAGGATTTATGCATTTAGATAGGGATGATCTAGGTCATAGAAACGATAAAATTACAATGCCTGATGGTACTGTAAAATATATTACATTGAATAGAGAGATTGCAGCATTAAGAGGAACAATTCCTGGAGTATATTTTGTAAATGTTCATGCTTATAGAAAAAATGATGAAGAAGAATTACCAATTAAAGTAGAATTGATACGGGTAAATCCTTACAGACTATTACAAGTACAAGAATTTATTTTAACAAGACAAGGACAAGAGCGTTCAGTTTTTCAATTTGAAATGAATGACGTAGGAGTTGTAACAAAATTCACTGATAAAAAAGTAAGTTTAATTAAATTAGGTTCTAGCGGCATTTTAGATAATTCGTCAGCTGATGATCTCAGGCAACTAGAAAAATTTTGGAATCAGTGGGACGGAAATAGACCTCCGGCAGAAAGCGGACACTAAAATGGAATTTATACTTTATATCAGTATATTAATAATAACTGTTACAGCGTTATGGGTCATAATAGCCTATCCTAAAAATTATTTGTTTAAAGGAATTTTTGTTCCTTTATTGATAGTAGTTTCTTTGTCTGTGTATTTTACATATAATGCTATATTGGGATATGCTACGAAACACGATCCACCAGAGATTGTTCAATATCTTTTTCATGCATCAAATAAAGATACTGGAGTAATTTTTGTATTGATGGTCGGCAAGGATAAAAAAGAACCAAGATTATATAATATGGAGTGGAATGAGGAGTTAGAAAAGAAGCTAGCTCAAGCTCAAAAAGCATCACAACAAGGTGTAGTAGTTTATGGTAAATTAAAACAAACAAGAGGAGGAGACAAAAACAAAGGCGAATGGATTTGGTATGATATGGCACCATCAGAAGTTTGGCCTAAGGACAGTGAGGATGAAAATATGGAAACAAGTCAAAATGGAATAGAGTTAATTAAAGAATTTGAAGGTCGACGTTTGGTCGCCTATCAGGATTCGGTGGGTGTATGGACTATTGGATATGGCCACACAAAGGATGTTTGGGAAGAAAGATTGATAATTAAGAGTACAGCAGATAGATTACTTGCAGAGGATTTAGCTGAATTTGAAAAATATGTTGATAATTTAGTAGAAGTTCCTTTAACACAAAATCAGTTTGATGCTCTAGTAGCTTGGACTTTTAATTTAGGACCAACTAATTTATCAGAGAGTACGTTGCTTAAGAAACTAAATGCAGGTGATTATGATGCAGTTTCTAGTGAAATGAAACGCTGGAATAAGGCCGGAGGTGAGGTTTTGGAAGGTTTGGTTCGTAGACGAGAGGCAGAAGCTGCGTTATTTAATGCTTGACAGAGCTGTAAAAACAGAGTATAATAGAACAGATGGATACGTTATTTGTAAGTTTATTTTTAGTAATAACAACTTTGGTACCACCTTATGGTGTTGTACAGCTACAAGAACCTTCATTTCAAGATGAACAAACGTGTAAACAATGGATCATAGAAAACTCAGGAGATATAGTAATAAAAGTAAGGACGTACTTCGGCCCATGGGCTAAGATTATTGGGGCAGAATGTTTAACTGAAGAACAGGCTGAAATGCTTAATGAAAAGTTTGGACATCAAGATCCTGGTAAAGAATTTCAATATGACTTTAAAGGTAAAAATCTGTGAATATAGTTAATAGAACTTATAGAGGTAAAAATATACGGGCAGTTAATGATTGTCCTTGTGATCCATGTTCTAATCGTAATCAGTGTAAAACACAAAAAATGTATTGTTCTGCATTTACAGAATATGTTAATACTGGTTGGTATGAAGTGATAAAGGTAGGAAAAAGGTTGAAAAAATTATGACATCGGTAAGTAAAAAACATCGTAAAGAAAGTTTTGAATCTATGATGAGAAGGTTTAAAAAATCATATGAAAGAAATGATACAGCGAATCTTGTGAGAGATCGAGAGCATTATACAAAGCCTAGTTTAAAAAGACACCGGGCTAGAACTGTTGCTGTAAAAATTGAACAAAAGAGGCAAGACGATCAGCAGTTAAAGAGATTTGGTTCTAGATGATGTTATGGATATTAGAGTGTATTTGTATGATACCTATGATCCAAATTCTGTAAGAATTTTAGATTTGTTGAAGAATTGTAATTTAAAATTTAATTACAATACTTACAGTAAGGATAATATGGATTATATTTCTCAAGAGATAGGTGAGAAAGTTCGTAAGTTGCCGCAAGTAATTATTGATGGCGACCGAATTGGTGGGTATTATGATCTAATGGAATTATTAATCAATAAAAAATTAATAGACTACAAAGGTGACCCATGTCAAACGTAGAAGATAGAATGGCAAAGGCTAGAGCTGCCAGAAAACCGCCGAAGTATAAAAACATACATGAAGATGTTAAAAATTTACCAGACGATAATACTTTAAGTGTAAAGAGTGTTAAAGAGTGGGAGAAACATAATAAAGATCGTGTGAAAGAATTGAAGTATAAGATTCGTCGAATGGATAAAAGTAAAGAGAAAACATTATTTGAAAGAGAGTTAGGAAATAGAGAAACTTTCTTGGCTAATATTGTAAGATATTTTGATACTAGTGTGTGGTTAGATTTGTTTTACGGTAAAGATCAACAACATAAGACTACATGGCGAACTCTTGCTTATGCTTATGATGATAAAGGTCTTATAAAATCTAGTCAGGAGAACTATGAAACCAGTTCATAAACATTTTATTCTTAGGGCAGAGGTAGAAAATCCTCCTAAAGAAAATGATGATGTACGTCTTGTAAATTGGATGCGTTATTTAATCCAAGATATAGATATGAAGTTATTGTTTGGACCTGTAGCTAGATATGTTGATATTGAAGGTAATGAAGGAATGACAGCTATTGCTATGATAGAAACAAGTCATGTAGCAATACATATTTGGGATAAAGAAGATCCTCCTTTGTTACAATTAGATGTTTATACTTGTGGACCTTTTAAGCCAGAGATAGTTTTGAAATCTATACTAGAGTTTAATCCCACCAAGATACAATGGAAATATCTTGATAGAGAAACTGATTTAAAAACAGTAGATATAGGAATATGGCATGAAGGTAGTCCATGGCCAGATAATAGTTATTTAAGAAACGGATAAATAGTTAGAGATTATTATGATTTTGATTGATTTTACTCAAATCGCTATAGGTGGTTTGATGACACAGATGCATTATGGAAGTGACGAACTTGATGAGAAGTTGGTTCGTCATGTGGTACTTAATACACTTAGGTACTATCGTTCTAGGTTTAGTGAGAAGTATGGCGAATTAATTATTTGCTGTGACAGTAAGCATTACTGGCGCCGAGATTATTTCCCCAACTATAAAGCCAATCGTAAAAAGGATCGTGAAAAATCCGAATATGATTGGGGTGAAATTTTTACTTTATTGAACCAGATAAAGGATGAAGTTAAAGATAATTTCCCATACAAGGTTATAGAAATTTATGGTGCAGAGGCTGATGATATAATAGCAACTCTTGTTAAGTATGAACCTAAATGGGATACAAATAAAAATTTAATTGTTTCTTCAGATAAGGATTTTATACAGTTGCATTGTGCTGCAGTAGAACAATTCAGTCCAGTAAGTAAAAAAATGATTAATGGAAAAGATCCAGTAAACTATATTCGTGAGCATATACTTAAAGGTGATAGAAGTGATGGTGTTCCTAATATACTTTCACCAGATGATACCTTTACAGAAAACAAAAGACAGAAGCCAATGCGTAAAGTAGTTATTAATGAGCTGCTTGAAGAAATGCATCGGTTTGAACCAGAGAAGTTATTTTTACTGGCAAAGTGTCCAAAAGATACATGGGTTCGTAACTGGCAGCGTAATGAAACATTGATAGATTTGAATAAGATTCCAAAAGATATCCATGATGATATATTACGAGAGTTTAAGAATATGAAAACAGCAGATCGAGGCAAGTTGTTTGATTATTTTGTAAAAAAGAAACTCAATAATTTGATGCAAAATATAGGAGATTTTTGAAATGGTAGATGAAACGTATAGGCCTTTGTTACATGAGATGTTTACACAGATAAACAATAAGAAGGATAGGCCCGGGAAGATAAAAATTTTACGGAAGTATGATACAAAGGGATTAAGAATGGTTCTTAAAGCAGCATTTGATCCTAAGATTGTTTGGTTGGTGCCTGAGGGAAATGTTCCATACATAGCTAATGATGCGCCCGATGGTACAGAACATACTCGACTAGAATCACAGGCTAGAACATTACAGAATTATCTAGGAGTTAGACAAGAGAATGGTGCGGTTAATCCTGCGGCACCTGCACTTAATAATATGAAAAGGGAGATGTTGTTTATTCAATTGTTAGAAGGGCTGAGTGCAGGTGAAGCTGAAGTATTGATATCTGTAAAAAACAAAACACTCAATAAGACTTATAAAGGATTAAATGCTAGTACAGTAAAAGAGGCATATAATTGGAATGATGACTACCTAAGAAAGGATCAATAATGGCTGATTTTGAAATGTATTCGGATAAAACTTGTGATGAAGCTATTATCAGTTTTCAAGAGAGATTGAAGGAGGCTGATAACTTGAAGAAAGATGCAAATGGAATGATGAACTATGAGACTTGTTGGAATGCAATGAGAAAAGAAGGTCCCATGATTCTTAATGTTACTAAACATCTGTTTGCTGAATATCTGAGGAATAAAGAAAATGGCTGATACTTTAGAGATTTTGGATGAAGTAATGATTCGAGTGAAGAAAGTGGAAGACCAGATGAGTTGGATTATCGACCGTCATTTCGACACCGGTCAAAACCCAAAAATAGAGAAACTTGAAATCCAAGTGAACTGTTTACGGAAACAAATTTTAGACTTAGAAGGTAAGAAGTCTTACACGGAAGAAGCCCGAGAGTATGCGGATATGAGGAGTAGTGAAGATGGCTGAAGGTAGATGGGCAGATTGGCAAGTAAGACTGTTAGCCGAAAACTTGGCAGAGAAGTGTCCTAAACGAGAGTGGTTTGAAGTTGGTAGTGATGAGAATTATCTTACATCTCTCAAGAGTTGGTCACACATTACAGCCAGACAGTTATACTCTATGGAGTTAGAAGAACGGCAGTTGATTATCTTTATACATCATTTAGGTATAGAACACGTTGGAGTAGAGACATTTGATCCTCAAGATAAAGGTAGATATTCTCAACAAAGTGACTATGTACCGACTGAGGGTGATAAAATGAATACACCTCCTCTTGACATTCAACCAAAATAAGTAATAATGTATTACTCAAAATTATATGAGTTTGGGTACTACCATGGTTTAGTGCCTGATATAGATAATGAACAATTAGCAGAAATTATTATAGATCATGGTTGCCGAGAAAGTGCAGATATTGCAGATACTACACATGAAGATTTTGATTTTCCAGACAATGAACAATTTAGAAAATTAATTGCATATATAAAAAAAGAATTTAATTATATCAATCCAGAGAAAAAATTAAATTTAAAATCTTATTGGGCCCATGTACATGAAAAAAGAGAAAGCTCTACTTTACATGACCATTGGGATCCTTGTGAACAATTAAGTTTGTCTGGAGTATATTATGTGCAGTTATTGGAAGGTGCTGGTAATTTAGTTTTTAATATTCCAGAAAGCCAACATACTAGAATCAGATATCAAATAACTCCAATGGTAGGACAATTCTTTTTATTTCCTACTTGGTTGGAACATTTTGTAACTAGAAATTATAGTGAGGGGTTTCGTATATCAATATCCTTTAATTGGACAGAAGCTGATAATGAATAAAGATTACATTGTAAAGAAAAAATTTATTAAGAAAGATGTTGCCGATTTATCAGCACTATATTCTTTCTATAATTTTTTATCTATAACGAGTAATGAAGGATTTGTAGATCAAGTTCCGTTAAGTCATTATGTATATGCTGACCCCTTAACAGAAGGTATGGCAACATTATCACATTTGAAGATGGAAAAAATTACAGGATTAGAATTATTACCCACATATACTTATTTTAGATTATATAAGCCTGGTGACATATTAAAGTCACATACAGATAGAGAAGCTTGTGAAATTTCTGCTACGATATGTTTAGGATGGGATTATAAAGGTGCTGCAAATGATTATAGGTGGCCGATTTATATTGAAGGAACAAGAATTGATTTAGATATAGGAGATGCAGTAATTTATAAAGGATTAGATGTTGCACATTGGCGAGATGAATTCATTGCTGAAGAAAATTCATGGCACGCTCAAGCCTTTTTACATTATGTTGATAAGAATGGTCCTTACGCTGAACAAATTTGGGATCGAATTATAGAGCCTGTAAATTGGAGAGGAAATGAAGTTATGGGATATAAACACCACACTAGACGTA